ATGTTCCCGTTCGCGTCCGTCAGCGTGTCAACCTCTGTCGTCGGCCCGCCCGCCGCCGCTGGCCTATTGTTCGTCACGCGGACCCGCGCCCCTTGGACCGGATTCCCGCTCGCGTCAACGACCCTGCAGTAGTAGAGCCCGAAGTCATGAGCGTTCCCGCCCACTCCCCAAGGCCGGACGGCAGTCGACAGACGCACTTCCGAATACGTCTGCGCGAATCGATACTTGCCCGCGTCCCACGGCACCGCGACGAACCGAATGTATGAGGGCGCCCCGCTCGGGGTCCGGACATAGGCGAAGTCGGATGGCACTGCCCCAAACACGAACCGCGGCGTGCGCCAGCCCAGCCACTGATTGCTCGACGCCCCAGCTACATAGGTAGCCTGGCGGACGACGAACACGGGGTCTTCCAGTGTGTCGACGTCCGCCCCCAGGATCAGCAACGGCGACAGGTTCCCGGCCATGACGTTCAATTGCCTGAACTCGCAGCGATAGAACTTGGCGTACGGAGCGCCCGCGGTCCCGAGCTGGATGTAGCGGGGAGAGTCGAAGAACGAGTCGTAAGCCCGCTGGGTGATGCCGAGGGCGCTGGCGAAGTTGATGTCGTACGATGCCACCCCGATGACCTGGACGCCAGCGTGGTAGAAGTAGAAGTTGGCTCCCCACGAGAAGGTGATGTTCGTCTGCTCCAGCAGGGCCAGAAACAGGCCGCTATATGCCGGATCGGCGGAGCCGATCTGGTTGCCCAGGTAGAGGGTGTTGTTTGCGGCCGTGCCGACACTCGCGAGCGAATATCCCGGGCCCATCCGCAGGAATCTGGTCCCGAATCCGGTCGGATGCCCGATTCGGAACCGCGTGACCTTCGTCCCCGTTGAGTCTGCGAATCCCTTGCCCGCGATGTACCCGCAGCGGACATGCGATCCGGCTGCGTACTCTCCGGAGACGGGGACCGACCACACGCGCGGATAATTCGTGTTCATGTAGGCATAGGCTTCATCGACGTTGTGCTCCGCACCCGCAGCGTGGCCGCCGAGCGGCCCCACGTCATCCTCGTCGTAGATCCAGAGCGTCGTCGTCGCGGGTTCGTAGATGTAGGCCATCTGTTGGACCTTCCACGTCGCGGGCCTATCTCGGGTCCTGGTTGCGGATTCCCTTCGGGTCCTGGTTTCGGATTCCGCCGATCGGCCTGGCGCTGACCTTGGCCGGCCTCAGAATGCGTGCGCGGACGAAGACCTCGGCCTCCTGCTCGGTCATCCCGACCGTCTTGCCCCGCGGAAACACTTCGCCTCCACGGACGAATGCGACGAGCACCTCGTACAGGCCTTCCCGTGGCACCCTCTGGCCTCCCACCGCGGCCGGCGGAGCGCACCACGGAGGCGCGCGCCGCCTGGCCGTATTGCCCTGCTAGACGACCTTCTTGACGCCGGCGACGTTGACCGAAACGATGAAGGATGTCGCGCTCGCGAGAGTCCCGACGTACTTCACGAACCGCTTGACGTTGCCGACGCCGACCTTGATCGCCTCCACCGCGGTCGCCGCCTGCGAGACCTGGGCGAAGGTGGCACCGGAGACGTCGCTGTAGGAGCCGCCCGAGGTGTCGCAGTGAGTCAGCTTCCCGTCCCACGTGCCCGTCCCGACCGCCGTGCCGATGGACTGGATGAAGGCGAGCACGCCCTCGTAGCCCTGCGTGTCGAAGGCCGTGGACGTGTACGTCGCGCTCTTGGTGGCCGGGGCGGCATCCCCCAGCACCACGACCGTCTCGTGCTGATTGATGATGCTCGGAGTCATCTACGTTTCCTCCTGCCGCTCACTTCTTCGAGCGCGGCGTCGTTGGTGTTGCCGTGGGAGCGGACTCGGGAGGCGGCTCCTCCCAGGGAGCCGCCTTCCCGAACTGCACCAGGTAACGAGCGCGGGCCTCGTCCACCTCCACCACGTCTCCGGGGGTCACGTTGACCCCTGGCGCGAGGCAGAGACCGCGCAGGATCTTCACCTTCATCGTGGTCTCCCAGTCCTAGGCGATGACGGCGCGCAGGTACTTCGCGAACGACTCGCCGTGCCGCGCCAGGATGTCGGCGAGCTGGAAGCTCGTGATGCGGATCATGGCCTTCCCGGCATCGGTGTAGGGATCCACGAGGATCTCCAGCCCCGAGAACATGCCGATGATGAGATCGGCCCAGTTGCCGAAGATGAGGCCGTGCTCCGAGCCTCCGCTCACGGCGCCGCTGGCCATCACGGACGACACGTTGTTGCTCGCCGAAGCGGGGTAACCGGCCATCTCGCCGTCGCGCATGTTGCCGCGCCAGATCATGTCCGAGCCCGCCGCCGAGGCCACGAGCGTCTGGCGCATCTTGCCCGCCATGCCCGGGGTCGTGATCCAGCCCATGTTCCCGAGATCGGCGTTGTCCTTGCCGACCTCCGTCTCGCCGTTGACGAGCAGGGCGAACGTGGGAACGGCGTTGATGTCGAGCGAGTTGACATCCGTCGCGTTGTAGATCCCGGTCGGCTCACCGGCCGCTCCGATTCCGTGGATCGCCGCGCGGTCGACCGCGAGCGCGTGACCGATGGCGATCTCGTCGCGGAGCATGGCCTCGACGTCGCTGTTGCCGATTGCGAGGAGCTGCCGCGAGAACGAGCCGGAGCCCATGAGCGTCTTGGGAGCCAGGATCGACACGCCGAGGCCGACGTCGCTCGTCGCCACGGCGGCCGCCGGGTTCTCACCCATCCAGTAGAACGTCATCCCGGTCTTCTGCCGGGGGAACGGGATCGGCGCCCCGAGGCCCGTGAGCGTCCTCGCGCCCCGCAGGCTCACCACCGAGCGGTTCCGGAGCATCTCGATCAGCTCGCCCGGCTGATCGGCGACGAGCTCGGCACCCTTCCCGATCGTCTTCGAGTCGAGCGCGCGCTCGTTCAGGGCGAGCGGCACCATGACACCGCCCTGGGCCGGGTACAGGGGCGGGAGATTCTTCCGCAGCTCGTCGTGGACCTCGCGCTCGATCCCGTCGAACCGTCCCCCCTCCCTCAGCGCCAGCGCGCCCATGATCGCGCGCGCGTAGCTGTAGTGCCTGCGGTCGCGCTCCGGCACGCCGACCCCGAGCCTCGGAGCGGGCTGGGCCGGGACCGTGGCCGCCCTGGCCTTCACGATCTCGTGGGCGACCTGCGCGGGGTTGAGCCGGCGCACGCGGACCCACTCGTCCACCAGGTGCTCCATCCCGTTCTCGCGGGCCATGCCCACGATCTCGAGCACCTCCGCATCGCGCGCCTCCGCCGTCACCGTCGGGGCGGGCGGAGCCGCGGCCGCCGCGGCCAAAGCCGCATCCGCAGCGAGCTCTTCCTTCGTCTTCATTTGGATCTCCTCCCTGACGGCATCGCCGTCCTCGATCTCGGCCGGGAAGGTCTCGCCGCCGCTGCGGCGCGCGAGCTCCTCGGCTTCCTGCCGGCCGAGTCCGACCGAGACGTCGGCCGGAATCGACACGATGGACACTTCGTAAGGCTCCCACTTCGTCACCAGGTACTCGTCGATCTCGCCGCTCTCGACATCCCCGCGGCGGGTGAGCTTCATCTCGAGCACGCGGTATCCCACGCTGACGTTGACCTTGATGCCGTCGACACCGTCGAGCTCAAACTCCTGCCCTCGCTGGGTCCGGCTGTAGCGGAAGCTCCCCACGAGCTTCCCCTCGAGGATCCGGGGCTCGAAAATCCGACCGATCTGGTCGTAGCGGTCGTGGTTCCAAAGGACAGGCCCGGCCTTCTCGAGCCGATCGAGGAGAACCGCAGCCTTCTTGTGGCTCAGCGTCTCCTTGACGAGCCCCAGCTCCCAATACCACTGCGTCGCCGGCTCCTCGCTGCTGATGGCCACTTCGTAGAGCCGCCCCTGGCCGATCTGGTCCTTCGGATCGCCTCCGGGCTCATCCCCGGCGCTCTCGCGCAGGATCGAGACCTCGAAGGTCCGGTGCATGATGGGGAGCTGCTTGACGGATCGAGCCATGTCTACCTCCCGGAGCCGCGAAGGGCGGCCAGTCTTTTCCCGTTCAATGCGGCTGTGAGCAGCTCGCGCGGCTTGGGCGCGGGCTCTTCGGGCTCGGGCTCATCCATCTCATCCGCAGCGGGCGGCCTGGGAGCCGCCTGCGGCCCGGGCGGCACGAGATCGACTCCGAGGGAAACCGCGAACTTCTTCTCCTCGGCGAGCTCCTCGATCACTTCCTCCCAATCGAGGCCCCGTTCGGAGAGGTACTGCCTCCGGGATCCGAGACCGTTGTTGATCGCGAGGATCGCGGCCTGCACGTCCTTGACCGGGTCGACCCAGTCCCAGCCGCGCGGCATCCACTTCGCCGCCAGATACGCCTGGGCGGAGCGCCCCTCGAGCCTGAGAGACCCGGACAGGAGCGCCCAGTTGAGCCACTCGCGGTGGACCCGCCTGAGAAGCATGAAGGTCCACCAGGAATGGAGGCTCTTCATCGCGTCGCGCTCCAGGAGGATTCCGGTCCGGGCCGAGGAATAGGTGGTGCTCTCCCGGTCGTTGGAGAGCGACTCGTAGGAGACGACCGAGAGCCCGCTCGCGATCCGCCGAACGATGTTCTTCGTGAAGTCGCCGTAGGCCGTGGTCGGATGCTGGGGGTCGAAGGGCTGGAACTTCCATCCGTCCGGGAGCTTCGAGAACGTCCCCGGCTCGACCTCGTCGCGGAACTCGCCCTGGGGGGCCCCGCCGGCGTCTTCCTCGGCGGTCCCGGCCGCGCGGGGATCCACGCCCCCAACGCCCTCGGCCATGTCGCGGTAGTAGAAGCCCATAGAGGAGGAGCCGATCCTCGCCCCGACCAGCTCGGCATCGGTGTAGGCCCCCTCCTGGCGGAGCGCGTACATCGAGGGCGTGAGCCAGGTCACGCCACGCGTCTGGCTGATCCGCCGGGGGTTGAAGATGTGGATCATGTCGCTCGCCGGGACCCGTTCGGGCTTGCGGACGATGGCGGAGTAGCCGCCTGGATCCGAGAGGTGATAGGCAACGCGCCGGCCCCGGGAGTCGAGCTCGATCCCCATTCGGATCTCGTTGTCGCCGCCGCGGGCCGGCCGGTTGAAGCCCTCGTCGAGGAGGTCCGCATCGATCGGCTCGAGAAGGAGCCCCGGGCCCATGGTGTCGCGATGGATCCGCACATAGGCCTCGCCGTCCATGGCGGTTGTACGGATCAGGAGCTTCTGGAGCGTGACGAAGTCCATGGTCTCGTCGTAGCTCACGGGGCCGTCCGCCCAGCGATACCAGGCCTCCTCGATCGCGACGTTCGTCTGCTTGGCCAGATTCCCCTGCGGGTCGCGCACCTGGGCGGAGAGCGCGAGCCCGGAGGGGCCGACGACATGGATCTCGAGGAGATTGAAGAAGTGGTGCGCGAGGCCGTTGTTCCGGTCGAGATCGCGGGCGCGGGCCCGAAGCCGCCGCAGACTCATCCGCGTCTCGTCGTCCGGGGCCATGGTGCTCGCGACCCAGTCGGAGAAGAGCCGCCCGGTGTTCGCGCCGGCGTAGATCGCGCTGCGGACGTGCCGCGACCCCGACGGCGACCCGGCGATCTCCCCCCAGGCGCGCCTGAGGCGCTGGGAAAGCGGGCGGCGGGCCATCTAGGCGCTCCCCCCGAATGCCGCCTTCACGGGCGTGAGGAACTTCCCCTTGGGGAGCCCGGCCGCACGGACGCGGCCTTCGTAGTAGGCCCGCCAGCCGATCAGCTCCTGGCGCGTCCACCGCTCGACGGAGCGGCCTGCGATCTGGTAGCTGCGGATGTCGGTGGGGGCGTTTCCGGCCAGGAAGAGCTCGATGGCCGCGAGGGCCTTTTCATCGGTGGTCTGGGCGGCTCCGGCGGCCGCTCCCTTGAGGTTCAGGAGCACCTCGATCTGCCCGGAGGCGACCGGGAACTCCTCGCCGGCCTTCGAGGCGATCTCAACCCAGTGGTAGGGGCCCTGGGCAAAGCTCGCGGTATCCGCGACGGCGAGCGTGAAATCGAAGGACTTCCCGTTCGCGACCCCCGCCTTGCCGTTCCCGGAGTTGAGGACCTGGGTGCCGGCGATATAGACGGTGAGGGTCCAGCCGGAGTCGGCCGGGTAGTCGCTCCAGGTCGAGGTCCACTTGACGGTGGTCCCCGCTACGATCGAGCTTGGAATGGTGGTCTGCGCGTTCATCGGGGAGTTTGTCACCGATTTGCACAGACCGTGTCCATTGTAATTTAATTACAATGTTCAGCCCCCGGGAGTAGGCTTAGACAAACGGTTTTCACTGAGGAGGAGCCATGCCGAACCCGATACGGTTCTTGGGGAGGGGATGGGGGGCTCTCCGGTCCTGGCAGAGGATCGCAATTCTGGCGCTCTGTGTTTCGGCCTACGTCGCATGGCTCGCGATGCGGCCGGTCGGCACACCGTCAAACAAGGCAGCACACGACCTTGCGGCCGGTCCCGACTCGCTGGCGACCGTCAGCTCGATCCCGGGAACCTCCGGGGACACAGGTGGCGGCCTGGTTCTTCTATTTCTGGCTCTGTTGCTCTATTTCATCCCCGCCGCCGTCGCGAACGGACGAGGTCATCGGAATTCGGCGGCGATCATGGCCCTGAACATCCTGCTGGGCTGGACGATTCTCGGGTGGATCATCGCGCTGATCTGGGCGTTCACCCAGCCCCAGATCCTCGCCGGGCCTATAACGGCCGAGGCCAAGAGCCATGGCTTCTGCACCGCATGCGGCAAAGGTGTCCCCACCGGCTCGCGATTCTGCCCCGGATGCGGAGGCGCGGTACCGGCCATTGACTGAGCGGCTCCGGCGGGATATCTTGCGCACATGGCAACGGCCAAGAAGAGCCGGAAGAAGAATCCCCTGGCGCAGGGACTCGCCCTGATCCGATGGGCCAAGGCGACCAAGAAAGACCGGCTGGCGCAGGGCAAGAGGCTCGCAGAGGCCCGACGCAGGCGAAAGCTGGAACGTATACCAAAGTAGTATCCCCACGTTTCCGCTTGACGCGCCGCATGTACGCATATACGTTTCGCGGCTGTAGGATGGGCCGCCGCGGGGGGGCAATATGCGCGACAGCGGGAGCGGTGCCCAGGGAAGGCCCGATGGATCGCAGCTCAGGATCAGGGACCTTGGACGGATGATCGCGATTCACTACCAGGTCAACGGCAGGAAGACGGGG